CCACTACGGACGTTGTGTCTGCAGCGGACCTGGACGCAGCTGTCAGAGAACTAACTCGCTTGGGCTTTGCGTGTAAAATGTTCATCCGAGAGTTCAAGGACGTCGAATTCTGTTCGTCTTACGTCATGCCCTGTGACCAGGGTTACGTTCTGGTTCCGAAACCTGGGAAGTTATTGTGCAAGACTTTCTGGGCTAAGAACACGAATATGACGGCTAACGAGATAGAAGGACAATTCGCTGGGATTCTGAATGGTTTACGTACAACGATCGGCAACGTCCCGTTGATGCGTGCTCTATACGAACACCCAGCATACCTGCAACACCAGGGCAAGAAAGCCCACCGCGACACCTACAATGAGTACTCCACAGAACAGGTCACGTTCATGGAGACTGATCCTCTTGTGTGGTTCACTAGCAAGTACGACGTGAGTGCTTGTGAGGTTGCGGGAATGGAGGAGGAGATTAGGGAATCGACTTTTCCAATAGAACTCAGACATGATTCGTTCACGAGAGTTCTGACCACCGATTGGGGTGAACCCAATTATTCCGAACTCCTTCAAGAGACGGAGAGTATCAACGGGTGCGAGGAGAGCGACAGCTGGTTGCTAATCTTGTTCCTGGTGTTGCTCGAAGAAGGAGTTCGTCACATCCATCCAATTTTAGGCTTGCTCATAGGTGTCGTAGAAAGCGGAATCACCCGTAATCCATACAACATCTTTGCTCATGCCGTGTTAGGCTTAGCTCATGTTCACATGGGCTTGGCGGCATCCATACTCCTCCATTTTGTTCACAACTGTTTGTGTACGAGGTCTTTATGTCTCACCCGGGGAACATATACATCTGGTATAGCAATGGTCAACAAAACCAAAAAGAAAAACAAAAATCAAAGTAAAAGGAGGAAGCCAAAGGGAGTTGCTTATGGCAATTCCATTGGTCCGTACGCAAGAATGGTCGCTGACCCTTGCAACGGACCACTTCTGGAGGGATTTTATTCCACCTCAGAAGGGATGCTGAGCAAGTTGAAGACCACACTGGTGTTGGGAGGAACGGAGACCAACGGATACGTCCTTTGGGATCCCACCTTCACTTCGTCGGCAACGGCTCCAACGGCTATTAACATGGTTTCTTGGCAGGCAACCACGTCCGCCGCCAACCCAACAAACACGGCTGGCGCTCCGTTTGGATTCGGAACCACCAGTGCATGGAGCACAACGGTGGGAGCGGCTGGTTTCTCCCAAAGTAGCACAGTCTCGGACGCGCGATGCATCGGTGCATGCATTCGTGCGTCTTACATCGGAAGGATGGACGCGTCATCTGGCCTCGTGGCTGTGATTGACAACATTTCAGCGGACGCTCTCTTGGGAGTGGACGGCATCACGCCCGCATCTGTGGACGAGCTTTTCTCACTCTCTAGTGAGATTAAGCGTTTTGGTGTCGACACGCTGGAATCGCGTTATCGCCCTGGAGTACACTCGGAGGTGTTTAGAAGCAACTCTGAGGGTGTGTACAACAAGGTCACAGGAGCCGTCACGACGGTTACGGATGAAGCGGAGCGGTCAGGAGCCAGACTAATGGGCTTTGCCTTCAAGGGTATCACTAGCATCAGTGATATCATGTTCGAGTTTCACCAGAATCTCGAGTGGCGACCCAATGTTGATGCAGGCTTCATCACCACCAAGCCGAAGCAGATC